TTACATTCCAACTACCAACTTCATACTTTAATACTAATTTTGCTGGTGAAGCAAATTATGTTGCTCCTGAGTTAAAACTCACCGCAACATTGGAAGTTTCAAATGCAAAACCAAGACTCAAAACTTCCATTGAGAACAAACGTATTGTTGTAGATTCTGCTGGTGATAGAGTTATTCCTTTCAGGGGAACTGACTATGATAGTGATGTTGTAGAAACTTTATCGTTCTCTGACGCATATAAACTACGTTATGTTTATGAAGGAACTAGTACACAACCACCCGAAATCGACAGCGCAGGTAATTTGGTTTCTGGTACAGATGTAACTAATAGATTTACATTTGATAATGGTCAAAGGGATACAATCTATGATGTTTCTAGAATTGTTCTAAAACCAGGATTTGATCCAACTGTCGGTCAGTTAGTAATTGCGTTTGATTACTTCGAACATTCTCAAGGAGACTTTGTAACTATCGATAGTTACCTCCATGAGGCAGGTGTTACTGAAGACGAAATACCAACATTCAACTCATCTACTCTAGGAAATGTAGAACTCAAAAATGTTATTGACTTTAGACCAAAAGTAAATACTTCTACAATTGTTGCTGGATATCAAGATACCTCTTCCTTAGAAGTTACTAATAGTAATTTCACTGGTGCTGGTTCTGTTGTAGCAGCAACTCCCGCTCCAGATACAAACTTAGAGTATACTTTCTCGTTCAGTCAAATTCAATATCTTGATCGTATTGACGGTATCTTCCTTAATAAGAGAGGTGAGTTTGTTGTCAAGGAAGGCAATTCTTCACTCAACCCAACCAAACCAGATCCTGTCAAGGATGCTGTTGCTCTCTTCTATGCTTATATTCCAGCGTATACTACAAGCAGCAAAGATGTAAGGATTACTCCTGTTGAGCACAAGCGTTACACGATGAAGGACATCGGTAAACTTGAGAAACGTGTTGAACGTCTTGAGTATTATACCACGCTCAGCATCCTTGAGCAACAGGCGTTGAACATGCAAGTCAAGGATGAAATCGGTCTTGATAGATTTAAGTCTGGTTTCTTTGTAGACAATTTCGAGACTCATGGTATTGGAAACCTAGTTTCTGCTGACTACAAGTGTGCTATCGATAGCAGACAGTCTGTATTGAGACCACAGTCAAAAGAAGATTCTATTCTTCTAAGAGAAGTCAATACAAGACAAGACCAAAGATCTGTTGCTGGATATCAAAAGTCTGGTAATATTGTAACTCTGCCATATAGTAGTCTCAAACTTCTTGGTAATGATTTCGCATCGAAGACTATCAATCCAAACCCATTTGTTGTTTTCCAATATGTTGGTGAAGGAGAAGTTTCTCCACAGATTGATCAGTGGTACGATCAAAGCGTAGAACCTTTGGTTGTAGATACAAATACAAGTCTCTTCGATATCTTTATTGCTAAAGATGATAGCAGAGAGAGTTTCTCTAGTCTCCATAATTCATTCATTGTAAACTGGGTTGGAACTTCCCCTTCGTTTACATCAATTAATTCTCTTGGTGAGACAAATACCGCCAACGCCAAGTCTTCTGTCAAAGCTGCTTCTGTTGGAAGTTCTTCCAATATTAGTCCACAAAACAATGAACTTGGCAAAGGTGTACAAACTAAAGCAGTTGGCGAAAGTGTTGTATCAACATCACTACAGTTCTTTGCTAGAACTAGACCTATCAAGTTTGTAATTGGAAGACTTAAGCCTCTAACTAAAGTATCTGTATTCTTAGAAGGCAGAAATATTAATCGTTGGGTAAACCCAGACCTAAGATATACTGGCATTGCTGGTAATTCACTATCAGCATTTAATGGCGAGATTGTGACCGATGAAAATGGCAACGCTAGTGGTTTGATTCTATTGCCTGCTGGTTATGCTCCTCGTGAAAATGCTACTTGGACTGGAGACGCTGATACTGTTGAGTATGACGAAGCTTCAGAAGAACTACGTTTCACAACTGGTGAACTAACATTTAGATTTACTTCTAGTAGCACTAATGAAGATAAGACTACCGTAGATACATACGCAGAAATCAAGTATTATGCATCGGGTATTCTACCACAGAATCCCTCCAGTATTGTATCTACCAAACCTTCTTACTTTAAATCTAATGAGGGTGTACAGTTTGTCGAAAGCAATACTGATAATCCTCTAAGACCAAATCCACTAGCACAGGTATTCAAGGTTGAAAACTTTGACGGTGGTGTATTCATCACTGGTGCTGATCTATACTTTAAGAGTAAGAGCACCAATATTCCAGTTAGAGTTTACATGACTAATGTTGACTTTGACAAACCTGCTAAGAATATTGTTCCTGGAACAGAAAAAACTCTAACTCCTGAAACATTCCTTAAGTGCTTTGCTTCTGGTAATATATTGGTAACTAGAGGTGAGGTTGTTGTTGGCACAAGTTCTGCTGCTTCTGGACCTATTTCTAGAATCATTGATAAGAACGGTGTTGAATTAACTCCTTCATCTACAGGCGTATATGCTCTTACTAACGAGCAAGTATATACTCTCGTTCTCAAGAACCACAATGGTAGATCTTTCTTACAGAATGAATTGCTAGAGATTCCTTCTGTAACGTTAGCAAATGCTACTGGAGGAACAGATCTTACATTGACGATTGCTAAAGACAGTGGAAAACTATCCGACATTAGAATTACCAATCCTGGTCAGAATTATGACAGTGCTGTTCTAACAATTGAAAGTCCACAACTTCCTGGTGGATCTGTAGCAACTGCTAAGATCAATGTATCTGACGGAAGAATCTACAATGCTGAGGTTTCTATTGCTGGTTTCGGATATACAGAGTCTCCTTCAGTGGTCATTAAAGGCGTTGGAAATGGCGCTGGAGGGTGTGAAGTAGAGACTTTCATTGAGATTGATACACCTGCTGTTAGAATGGGTGTAGCGACCGATTTTGAGGGTCTCACGGAGTCTACAACTCCTACCCATTTCGCGTTCGATTACCCTGTATATCTGGAGAATGATTCCGAATATGCGTTGGTAATTGAAACCGATTCAACGGATTATGAACTATGGTCTTCTAAGTTAGGAGAAACTGATCTTTCTACTAGCACTGTTATCACAACCCAACCATCTCTTGGATCTCTTTATAAGTCTCAAAATACTGAAAACTGGACAGAAGATCTAGATCAAGATCTTAAGTTCACATTATATCGTGCTGAGTTTGATATTTCAAGACCTTCTGAGTTACTACTCAAGAATGTAAATCTTGGTTATGAACTTCTTGAAATGAATCCAATTCAAACTGATGCAACTTCCGAGTCTATCGCTACTTCCAAGTTGTTTAAGAATAACAATAGCATTATCAAGATTAACCATAGAGATAACGGATTTGAGGATAGTGGAAAATCTTATGTCTTCTTCAGAGGCGCTGATGAGACAGGTGCTATTCCATCAGAAACTTTCAATACTAACTTATTCCAAGTTACGAACTCTGGTGTTGATTCTTATAACATCAGAACAATCACTCAGGCGGCAAGCAGTTCAGTTGGTGGTGGACATGTTTATGCCACTTACAATAGAAAGTTTGAAACATTGTATCCACAAGTACATTACTTAACTGTCTCTGGTACAACACTAAACACTTCCGTCAAAACCACTAATATCATTCCTGTTGATTCATCTACAACAAATTACACTTCATATTCACAAACTGATTTTGAGAAGACATTCTTGAATGAACCACATTATTTTGATAACCAAAAAGTCATCGCATCTGAAATTAATGAAACTCTAAACAGTCTCGCAAGATCTTTGACTTATAAGATGGAGTTGTCTTCTACATCATCTCATTTGTCACCTGTTATTGATCTTTCAAGTGCTTCTGTCAAAACTGTATCAAACAGAATTGAAAATGCCGAAGGACAGGAAAACAGATATGGAAGAAGAGAGCAATTGATTGAATTCTATCCTGTGTATTCATTCTCACTCTCTACTTTAACAACTGGTGTTACTTACCAAAACAACCAAAGCATCAAAGGAAAAACCTCTGCTGCTAATGGTACAATTGCTAAAGTCGATGGTAATCAAATTTGGGTTAAGGTTAAAACCAAGCAAGGGTTCAGCATTGGTGAAGAAGTTGAATTAACACAGTATGCCAATACACAATCTGCACCTACTGTTACTATTGGTTCTACACCATCTTTGGTAACTCCTATCATTAATAGTTCCACTCAATCTGCTGCTGGTGAGTCAATTACTATCGTTGCTCGTAATCCAGTTGAATCTAAGATTCTTGAGACTTATGATAATAGAATTACTGGTAAGTCAGTTATCTGGAACAGAACAACCAGAGTATTGACTCTAAGAACTGACATTCAACCAATCAATGATGATTACACTGCTAGAATCATTGATAGCAATCTATATGCTAGAGCGAATGAAGTAACAGATCAGATTGCTGATATCTTCCGTGTTGGTGATATTATTTCATATCCAAACCAACCAGACGATGAAGCATTCTTTATGGAAGTAGCGAAAGTAGAGTATAGTTCTGGTGTTGATTTCGTTGCTGAAGATACTTCTAAGAATAGTTCTTCTATCGCAAAGTATGTCACTAAGGAAGTATACATTACAAATCCTGCTACAGCAATTGATGTTCATCTACTTGCTAACGTTAAGAATATCGAGAACATCGAAGTTCTTTACAAGTATAAGAGAGCATCAAGTCAAGAAAACTTCGAAGATGCTGAATGGTTCTACTTCAATGATAATGGTCAACCAGATTCACTAGAGATTGCTAGTGCTGAAAACACCATTTCAAGTATTGTTGAGAAGCAATCAGCATATCAAGATCTTAAGTATAGCGTATCTGGATTGCCTGAGTTCTCTTCATTCGCAATTAAACTTGTAATGAAGGGAGTGGATCCAGCATACGTTCCTAAGATCCAAGATATCCGTGCTGTTGCCGCATTCTAATTTCCGCGCATGAGTTACATTAAAGTTGAAGGGCATGATGGTCTCGTTAGGGACGAGACCACAGGTGCCATCTTGAATCACGATAGTTCTGCTATTGAAGCAAGGCGTAAATTGAAGCATCTTAATTCCGCGTTGGAAGACATAAATATGTTGAAGGATGAAATCTCTGAAATTAAATCCCTACTTAGAGAGTTAGTAAAAAATGCCAGCAATTAACGTCGCAAGAACAGACACCTTTGAGACACAAAGGGTAAAAATTAATGAGATTGGAACTCAAGTATTTGCTATTACCCAAGGTGGTAGCGACCTTGCTACTGGTAATCTAAAATTGGGAGATGGCATTAGAACTGCTCCATCTCTAGCATTTACCTCTGATAATACTCTCGGTATTTACAAATCTGGAGAAAGTCAATTTGGATTTGTTGCATCTGGAAGAAAATTAGTTGATATTCAGTTAGAATCTAGTTTCTTTTATAAAGATGTTGTTATACAAAAAAATCAGTTATTCACTGATGGAACTTCATTTTCTAGTGGTGGTTCTGGTTATGACCCAGGCGATTATAGTCAGATTTTACTTTCTGGTGGAACTGGCGGGGGTGCGTTAGCTACAATTAAAGTAGAAGAATATGTTGGTTCAGTTACAAATAGTGGAGCAAATTACAACCAAGGATCATT